GGGTCTTCAAGTGGCACCACAAGAAACCGAAGTCGAATCTTATATCGTCGGAGGAATCAAACAAGATGTCACTAAAGACTCCTTCTCAGGATTTAAATTATAGTCTTGAGGAATGTTATGATGCATACAAGGAACCACCTTGTGAAAATTGGAATGATTATGCTGGAGGTTAATTATGAGCGATGAATTGATTCGCATTGCCAATGCTTTAGAAAGGATTGCTGATGCTTATGATAAAAAGCTACATATTGAAGTTGATCATGCTCACATAGATGACATCGGTGAGATACATGGTGACGTAACTACACACCCTAAACCCTTTTAACAATGGAAAAAGAAACTATTAAATACACCATCAAGCAAGATGGAAAAGTCACACAGGAAGTCTTTAATGTTCCTGGAGATGCATGTTTAAATCTTACTGAAGACCTAGAAATTAAACTTGGTGATTTAGAGCAGCGAGTATTTACTGCAGATTATTATCAACAACCAAATTTAAATAAAGATATTACAATTAATACTAATACAGATGTCTCATTTTAGTACAATTAAGACCAAGATTAAGAAGAAGCCTCAACTAATTGAGGCTTTGGAATTACTACAATATAATGTAGTAGAGGATCAAGAATTAAGAGTGACTGGTTCTCATGGAATTAAACATGAAACTGTAGTTGCTGAACTTGCTATTGCTAAAGATATTGGTTTTAGATTAAATCCAATGAAAAATGAATATGAATTAGTGGCAGATTTAGAGACTTGGAATCAACCAATTCCAGTTGAAAGATTTATTGATAAAGTTACACAGCAATATGCTCGTATGACAGTGCATAATCAAGTTAAGAAAATGGGATTCCAAGTAGAAGAGGAATGGGAGATGGATGATAATTCTATAGAATTGGTAGTCACACGTTGGAGAGACTAATGGATTACATACAGAATAAAAGAGAATCATATGATAGATTCCATCAGAAGCATGTAACTGAAGTATTAGTTCAAATTAAAGATGAGGATCCTGCATGGATTCCAGAGGAAACATTCTTAGCACTTCTAAATATCACTGACTGATATAAAAACTATGAAATGGAATCGAATATTGAGGGACATTATGAAAACCCCTGGACCTATCAAGGTTCAACTTTTACTTCTGACGATATTAACGACTTCTTCGGTTACGTCTACAGGATTACAAATCTTCAGGATGGTAGGCAATACATCGGAAGAAAATATTTTACACAGCGTCGAAAGCCTAGAGGTGGGAAACGCAGAGTTACGAGTGAGAGTGACTGGAAAAAGTACTACGGAAGTTCTCCAGAACTTAAATCCGATGTTAAACGATTGGGCAAAGAGAACTTTAGAAGAGAAATCATAAGTCTTCATGAGACTCTTGGTAAAGTAAATTATGAAGAGACTAAACAATTGTTTCTTCATAATGTATTAACTGAGTCTCTTGACAATGGAGTACCTGCATATTATAATAGTAATATTCTTGGAAGGTACATGAAAAAAGATTATGGATCATTTGAACAAAACTCTGAAACGAAATCATGATTGGGTTCTTAAAAGAATTCATGATTTGGTAGATAAAGAGTATGAAGGTGATGCATATTCTTTAGTGCAAGAATTTAGTGAATGGTTAGATCCCAAAGAAGATGATCATGAAATTTATTCTTTAGAGTATATTGGAGAAGGAAGCGAATACGATGGATGAAGCAAAATTAAAATTAAGACAAGATGTACTTAAAATCCTTATGAGCAAATATGGTCATGAAGGTAATAATAAGGCAATCTATGAATGTGCTGATGAGTGGTGTGAGAAGTATGTTATAAGTGCTGGTGTTGTAGATTATTACAATGCTTACAAACAGTCCTTTATAAATAAATCACTTGAAAAATAAAAATGCAAAAATTAATTAATGTACTTGCTATTGCGTCTAGCGTTGTATCTCTTTCCGTTGTTGGTGGTGGCGTTTATCTTTATACACAAAAGGATGCCATCATAGAGAGTGTTACTGAAAAGGCACTTGGATCTCTTGGAGGTCTTGGTGGTGGATTAGGTGGAGATCTTCCAATAGGTACTCCTGATCTTGCACCACCAGCAGGACAAGCTGCTGCACCTTCTGCTGGTTTAGGTCTTCCTACTCCAAGTTCTGCTCTTTAATAAAATGTTAAGGGTGCTATATAGAAATAGTCACCCTTAATAATATGTCTGAAGAAGTAAAGGAAGAAGAAGTAGTTGAAGAAGAAAAAAAGAAAGGTCCATTAGGTAAACTAAAGGATGCTATTCTTCCAGATGCTGAAGAACAAGCAGCAATCATTAGTACAGCTGTACGCATCACCGTTCTTGCCTGGTCGGGTGGAATATTGACTCTTAATTATGTGGCGATTCCAGGTGTACCACAACAAAAAATAGATCCAACTTTTATAGCTTCGGTTTTTACAGGAGTTTTAGCTAGTTTCGGAATTCAGACCGCATCTAAAAAAGGTGACGGTACTATGAAGATGGATAAGAATGGCAACTCTATTAATGGTAATGGTGGACCTCCTCCTGTTACTGCTAAAGAGATTGAGTCGATCATAGCAAAAGCTGGACCAACTCAAACAATTCGTATTGAACAAGCACCTCTCAAAATAATTGGTGTATCAGATGTTGACGATAAAGAATCATTTAAGATGTAATTGAGGTTTTTGTTATGAAAAAATGGATAGGTATTAGTCTAGGAACACTCTTAGGCATATCCCATATAGGAATGATAGGGATGATTGCTCGAAAGGAATCATTCCCTAAGTTGAATTTACCTATCAGTGATTATACATCTTATAGTGTTGTAGCAAATAAAGAAGGATATACTATAAACTACAGAGCACATGATCCTAGAGTACTAGTTAAGTCTGAAGGGGTTGAGAGACCTGCTGGTTTCTTAGGGTTTGGTAAAGCAAAAATATCTAAGCACGAACAGTATTATATTGCACCATCACAGAGTGTGAGTAGTGGCATGAGTCCTGAGATGATTGCATGTATTAAGAAAAAAGGTGGTGGTGAGCAGACAGGTAGATTAGTAGGTGGTGGACTGGGAACTGCTGCTGTTACTAGCACTGGAATAGGTTCTATTCCTATAGTAGGATGGGTACTTGCTGGTGCTGCTACTATGGTTGGAATGGATCAAGGAGCAGAGATTGGTGGTCAAATGGCAGCTGATCTTGCAAAGGAATGTAAAGATGAAGAGAACATTAATTGATTAAATAACTTTATGAAAGATTATTTCTTACATTGTTTAATCAACAACTGGGATAATAAGGCTCAAGCCAAAAACAATCCCACAGAATATTCTCATGTCCATTATGATTGGGATGTTGAGGATGATGTTATAAAATCTAGACAATGGTATGATTATAATGGCGAAGTGTATAGGGAAAGAACTCATTCTATAGATGTTAAGAAAGATAGTATATTATTGAATATCGATCAGAGTGGAATAGTTGTTGAGTTTAAACCTGCACAACATCATATTGGATATATTGGAAAGACACCAGAGGATACATTTACTAAGAATGGTGTTAAGGTACATACTACAATTACTTTAGATCCTTATACTTTTACTTCAGCAGATCAGGGTATATGCCCAGAAGGTGAAGTTGTATGGGGTAATACACCAGGTCCATTTGTTTTTAAACCTACAGAATAATGAGTGTAATCATTTATCAAGATCATATAGAACTTCTTGAGGAGGAAAATCTCATTCTTAAACAAGAAGTAATGTTTCTTAGAAAACAGTTAGAATATAAATCTTTAGGTAATCTAGACACTACGGAGGATGAAGATGTGGAATTTTAATCCAAAATCTGCTTTCGATAAAGCAGTCGAATGGGATAAGAAACTTATTAAGAAGTTTCAGGACAAGTTTAACTTGACAGACTATCAAGTAGTTTGTATTTCATTTGCTAAAGGAGTTATTATAGGTGCAATACTTTTGTGATTGACACATCACCAAGTTCGATTAGAGTATTCTTTATAATAGTTTTATCAATAGCTTGGTTAATTATTTTTAATATACCAACAGAGGAATAATGGAATTAACTGATGGTAATGTAATCAATGTACTCAGTGAGTTACTACCTTACATTGAAGCAGATGGAGGGTGGTTGGAGTTTGTTGAGATAGATTATATGGAAGA